ATGCATGGCTCCCCGACGAGGACTTGAACCTCGGACAATTCGGTTAACAGCCGAATGCTCTACCAACTGAGCTATCGGGGATCGCTATCACTTCTTCTTCTTGGGGGTTGTGGCCTTAATCATCCCTGCGATATCTTCAGGATGTGCAAAGATAGTATTCTTTAGCATCTCCCTAATGTTTTCAATCATAGGAATGTAGCAAGGATCACTACTCTCCATCTGACCCAGCCTCAAATGCTTTGTCTAGTTCCTCAAGATCAGCAGCAATCTCTTTCCTCTTCTCTTTAGCTTCCTCAAGTTGTTTTGTGGTTTGTTCAATAAAACCATCAATGCCTTCAAGATGCTCTTCACCATTCTTTTTCATCAAATCTAAATATTTTTTTGCAGTTTCGTTCATAATTTTTCCTGTGTTACCCTCTGATTGTTTTGGTAGGCCAAGCTGGACTTGAACCAGCGACTACAGCCTTATAAGGACTGCGCTCTAACCGACTGAGCTACTGGCCCTAAATAAATTGAGAGAGAGGTTATTTTCCGCTCGACACGGCCTCTCTCTCAAAAGAAATAAAAGAACAAGTGATGAGCGTGTTGCCCATCAGGGATATATTATAGCCCTTACTTGCTTTTCTTACTTGTCTTTTTTGCTTTTTTTTCTTCGGTAACGGCAGGAGCCTCTTGTGCTTCCTCTTTTTGCCACCCTTTCCTTCTAGCTCTCAGTCTGTCTGCTAATCGTGTCATTTGAATTCTCCTCTATATTTGAAATGTAAAGATCATTATTTTTGATCTTGAAGGTATAATATCTACCCTTGCCAGTAGGTATTTTCTTCTTTAAAATAGCGTCTGCTATTAAAGTTGATACATTATTTTTTATGAACTTTGATATATTTCTAGCACCATACTCTTCATGATTAGAATTACTAACGATGTATTTAAGAAGCCCTTTATTCTTTCTTACTGGTAGATGATCCATCTCCAGTTTTGCTACATCAACTAATTCATCTTCGTTCAATCGGTTGAAGAATATGAAGTGATCCAATCGGTTCATAAACTCAGGAGCGAACTTTTTCTTAATGGAGTCTAAAATGATGTCCTGACTACCTTCATAGGTAATTTTTTCTTTTGAGAATCCCATTCTAGTGTCACCAAGCCTGTTATCTTGGACCCCTTCATTAGTGGTGAATATAAAAATAGATTCAGAAAAATCTAAGGTGTTTCCCATGTTATCTGTGCAAGTGCCATCGTCTAAAATAGACAGCAGAAAATCAAAGAACTTTGAGTTTGCTTTTTCTATCTCATCAAAAAGAATAACCCATGCATTAGATTTCTCTGCTTTCTCTCCCAATAAACTAGTTTCACTATGACCAACATAACCTGGAGGCGCTCCAATCAATTTAGCATAATCGTGAGCCGAGGAATACTCGCCACAGTTAACCTTAAAGAAGTTACCAGAATAAGATTCACCTAAAATTTTAGCCAGCTTTGTTTTTCCCACCCCTGTGGGGCCAATGTAAAATAAGGAGCTAAACTTATCAATACCTGCCGCTATTAGTTTAATCGCGTCAACAGTTTTATCACACGCCTCTTTCTGTCCAATAACTTCCTTACTTAAAGTGTATGATAATTTAACTAGGTCTGCTAGGTTTCTAATTTTTCTAACTTTAGTAGACTTTGCGACCTCTTCAAAACCCTCGATATGTTTTTTAAACACGCTTCTCATATGCTCAAAAGCAATGGTATTATTAATATCATTGCAGATAAACTCAAACTCAAAGTGAGGATATGCTTGAATTATAGTGCTGTATAGAGCGGTAATGACCTCTTTCATAAGAGAATCATCTACCTCTATATCTGAGTGTTCAAACGTATAGTAAGAACTTGCATCTATTAACAGAACATCAATAACTTTCTTTTTATACTCAAAAACCCCAAACGATGCTGGGATTTGTGATAAGAATGTTTTTAATTCAGAGTAAACGTGTTCTTCTTCTTCAAGATCAAAACTCTTTACAGATATAATCTCGTCTAACTCTTTACAAAATAACTTAAAGGTTTTACTTTTCATTGGCTAACTCTTCTATTCTGTTGAATAAAGAAGTAGGTGTAGCAGATTCGGTTTTATTGTTTGCAGATTCGTACTTTATAAGTAAGTCCATAACTTTTAAAGCACTTGTTTTTGATGACTGAGCTAATTTTAAACAGTCAGTCATTTGTTGTTTTGCTACAGAGTCTTGAGGGTTCTCATCAACCATATCTTTGAAGTATCTGTAAGCATCTAGGGCTAACTGACGGTCATCAGAAGATTCATCAAGTATCTTTTTAGCGTATTTTTGCAGTCTATTTTGATCTAAGACTGGTCTCTTTAATATGTATTCCTTTGGCATTTTCTGTATCTCTCTCGATCATAAATGAGATCATTCGGTTGATATTCTCACATGAGATATCAAACTTAAAGACCCTATTGTATGTAGGTATGGAATACTCAACGCTTTCGTTCAAATTTTTCAAAGTTGTCCTCCACCTCTTCTATATCATCATAGACACAATCGTCATGATTAGCTTTTTTTATGGTTGATTTTAAGGCTTTTTTTACATTGTTTTTATTAGCCTTTGGCTTCCATTTGAGTTTATTGCTCTGGGTTTTATACGTCTTCCCCAAAACCATTCCTCGCTTCTAACTCTAACTTTTTGGCCTCTGCCTCTTTTTTATCCCTGTCTTCCTGTCGATCCAAAGTCTCACTAACAACTCTCTTGCTTTCTAACAAAATTAGAAAACGAACACCTAAATCTAAGGAAGGATAGTAACCAAAACAAGAACATAGGAAATTAAGCATGGAGCCAAGAAGCTCGCATGAATAAAACCCTAACATTTTTAAGTATTTCATAGTTCATCCTCTTCAAAGTATGTTTGTAGTTTTTTTCTTTTTAATTCCTTCATTACTTTTCCATCTATAGGAAACTTAATGCCTACAGTTTCTTGAGTCTCATCCCAAAAAAGAGTAGCACAGCCTGGATCTTCTTCTAACATATCCCAGACAATATTATAAACCGCGCATTTGTAGAAGTGTTCAAAAAATTTAGAATCACCCTCAATAAAATACCGCTCTCCGTTTCTACGGTTGAGAAAAAACTGCATCTGTGCAGCGGTAATGTAAAGACCATTTAAGTCTTTGCCTAATGGTTGCCTAAAATTGTATTTTTTACGCATAAGTATAAATTAACCCCCGTTAAGTATTTAGGTCACTTAACGAGGGTTAGTTTAACTAATTGTTGGAATAGCTACTGGCGAGATCCCAAAGGCTAGTATTAATAGCAATATTCTTATCAATATTGGTAATCTTACGGCTCCTG